TCTTTTTATATTTGGGAACACTCTCGCTATCATAGGCATGTTGAGCTTTTAAATTTATAGGATGCCCATCATAAAACACAGCCCATATTCCTGCAGCCTCTACAATTTGATCACATTTATATGTGGTTTTATCTACTATCTCTACCAATACTTTTGGTTTAGTCCTACTCATTTAAACTTGCCGCCTTTAATTTCTATTTTAATATCTTCTGGTGCGTCTTTTCTCTCATTACTTTTATTATAAAGATCAACAAGTATGCTTGCTAGTTCATCACGCAAGATTCTGGCTTCACTGATTGGAATTACAACATCCTTACCATGTTTACTTTCCATCAAGGAAACTTTTTCAATAAACCTTTTAATTTGAATCATAAGGTATTTATCAAGCTCTCTGCCTCGGTCTTGGTAAGGAAAGGTCCAATATATTTATATCGTTGAACAAAAATATATTTAGGGCAGAATACAACTTCGTTTTCTTGAGTTTGATTGATAACGAACCAACCAGCCGCGTAGTAGCATTTGCTTTTTCTAGTTTTGGTAAACAAATGTAGTTTGCGTTTGATATCTAGTATAGAATTATAAAATTTAGCTGGAGTTGGAAAATCATAAAAAGGCAAGTCTGATTTGATTTTTGTCTTTAGAGATTCAAATTCAATTAGTGTGTACTTTTTAATATCGTTGGTAGTTTTGAAAAAATGACTACTACCATTTAGTTTTAAATTATACCCCGAATCTTCAGCCGTTACGTTACCAACTTTTTTCTCACCGTCGGTAACTACCCAATATTGATTCTTAATTACCGTTTTGGCAATCAATGCTTTATTCATTTAAACTCCGTTGTTCACAAATATTTCCCTTATAAGGATTGTTGAGCCATTTGGCATAAGTTTCAGCCTGCTCACTGATTTTAGTTAATTCATATTTTCCACAGAATCGCATGAAATGCACACCAACTTGTGGAGTAGTATTTATACGAACTTCGGACTTGATACGCTGATCTACCTCAACCTTAATATCTTCGGGTTGTGCAGTCAGGTCAATTAGTGTGCGATTGCGCTCATAACAATCCCTAACACGATGTTCAACTCCTTCGTGGTCTACCCAACGTTGAAGCATCATGTTATTCCACGAAAAGCCTTGCTTTGTTCGGTCTGCATAGGCTTCAATTAATCCAACTTTATTCTTACTGCCTTTGGTGCGTACACCTGGATAAGCAGAGAATACATTATCAGTAGAATCACCACGCATACATTTTTCAAACAGATGAAATTGTGGGTCACCTAATACTTTAGGTTCTTTGGTTTTCTTATCTAGAACCAACCTTCCTTTTTCATCATGGTATCCTTCGGTAGTGATAAGTTGGTTGCTAATACCGTTGTATTGACTGACGTTTTCATTAATAAGTTGAATATAATCAGTGTCAGAAGAAATAATGTAATGCGTATCATCAGGATGTAAATGAATAAAACGGGCAATGATATCATCAGCCTCAGCCCGTTCATGCCTGAGTACACTGACATTGGTTTTTTCACGCAAGAATTTGGTAAACATATCATATGTTTCCCAAAACATCCTGTTTTCTTCAATGTCCGCTTCAGTCATAACGGATTCATCAAGTTTACGATTTGCCTTATATGGCTTGTAGTAGTCTTTCCTCCATGACCTCCCTTCGGTGCAAAATACAACGTGATCAATTTTAAATTTTTTAACTACCTGATTTACACTTGCTAGTGTAAGATGCAGAGCCATCCCCACCTTTTCTTCCACTGTACTATTGCGGCTAGCGATATGCCGAGCACGGAAGAAGGTATTTGCGGTATCGATAAGTGCGTATTTCATGTGTGTATTATATACTGATATTTAGAAAAAGTCAAGTTATTTTGGCTACACCCGTATACATTGGGCCGTATAATGTAAAAATTGTACTATATTGCTGATTTTTTGTAAATCACAGTGGTGTCAGAACTTTTCTCATTTTTTGTTTTATTAATAGCCTGCCTTTTACTACTAATAACTTTGAATTCGTTTACTACATTGTAACCCATTTGAGTGTGGTAAGATAAAACATCTACGTTCATATCCACAGTACCAACCTTACCTACGTTCCAACAACTAACGCCATCAGGTCTTAATTTATTCAAACATAGTTTTATTAATTCTTTGAGGAAATATTCACTCCATTCATGATAAGTAGAATGTGTGGTTATAGATTGAGTAGATTCATGTGTGTAAACTTCTAAATCAAAATACGGCGGGCTAGTCAATACAAGGTCTACTTTTGGAATATTATATTTTTCTATTTGCAAAGCATCATCACATATTAACATGACTCTATCTTCTATTTGTAGGAACTTAGCAAGACTATTTAAATTGTCAAATGTTTCTGTGTTGGGTTCAAATGCAATATACCTAGCACCAGATGCAACGACACCTAACATTCTGCCGCCCCAACCAGCGCATGGATCTAAAACTATTTCAGGCTTATAGGTGTCACATATCATCTTGGCTATTTGTGGTCTATACATTGTGTTTTTAGTAAGCCCACAACAAAAGTATACACCACGTTTAAGTTCACTTAAGTAAGGAGTACTATGGCTTTTACGATTCCAACGCAAAATCTTAATAAGATTATCTTTTTTCCATAAATTATTAAAACTCTTTCCTTTCTTCATTTCTATGTCATAGAAATTTGGAAAAAAATGTTCACATAATTTTAATCCTACACGGGAAGTGCTATTAATGGTAGTATCAATAATTTTAAACTCTTGTAAATCTTTCCAAGACTTTAGTAATTCCTCATCAGAACATTGTGGAATATAAGAAACACTTTCCAATTCAATAGCTAACTGAGATACTATATTTTCAAAATCTTGGTCACTGAGAGTTTTCAGACTGTTCCTAACATTTAAATATTGTTCTATCATACTTGTTATTTAGTATACAGCTTATAAAAAAAATTATACATGCGTTTAGACATGAATTTAGCAGAATTTTCACTGTCAAACCAAAGAATTTCTAAATCTTCACAATCCTTGTATTTGTTCCATCCAAATCCTACACTTTTTCTAGTTTTAGGATTATGCATCTTATTAGTTAATTTTATGGTTAGAAATTCACATATAAATTTAGCTGGAAATCTTGCAATGAAAAGTGCCTTATCTTCAGCAAATCCAGAACATACAATATCCCATTCTACAATAGATTCAATTTTATCAAAAGTAAGATCATTAAAATGACCACCTCCTTTCAATTTATTTTGTTTCCCATCTTTATCTAAATGTGCATATTCAGGTTTAACTTCAACATATTTTTCTCTAATAGTATGCCATCCATCATATCCATGCTTATCTGGATTTTTTATATATCCCAAATGATAAAGTGTGGCATGTTCTCTAACCGTACTTGAATTTTTATCAGTAGCATATAGAGTAAACCAATCTTGGGCAATTTTGGGAGACTCATTAAAAATACTTTTGTCACCGAAATAATAGTTTTCGGCAAATTCTTGCTGTTCTTTGTTCATATTATGAATATATAAAATTTTATTTCAAATTAATTTTGGCAATATCTAATCGTGCAAATACGTTATCGCCGAACTTCCAACCTTCGGGCATACTCGTTTGTAAATCTAGTTCATTGTCTAATAACTCAGCCTCTTCATTGGTAATCAACACAATAGCCAAATTGTTTTTAATCATTTGAGCGACCTCAGTCACACTACGCTTTTCCATAGTCATGGTAACCGCTTGGTTGTAAATCATAATACAAGGGACAATATGTTCACGGTAACTATTTTCTTTAGTGCGATTAACACTTTCACCAACTGTAATTAAATGATCAATGCTGTCACCTTCAAGTAGTGCCCGAGCATTCTCTAGACCGAATCCATCTTCGTTGTCAATAAAGTACTTGAACCGTTTGGCAATCTTTTCAAATATATTACGTTCACTTACTTCACGTGGAATAGGCTTGATAGCCTGCCCTCGTACCTTACGAACAATGGTTTCAATGGATTCAATAATGCCAACTAATATCCAAAAGTTTTCAAGTATGTCACCGTCATAATGTATATTGACAAAATCTTTTTCATCTTTACGGTTTCGAGTGCGCTTACCATTTTTTTCAGTAAATCCTTGCGCTAGTAGCTGTTTACGTATCTCTGTCACATATTCTGAACATGCATTCCAACCAATTCCATAATGACCTTTTTTAATTTCGCATCTTATACCATTATTAGTATAAAGTACACAATTGTTTTGTTCCTCATATACACGTTCGGTGTATCCACGTTCTTCACATGAATTTTTAAAAAGATTAAAGGGTATAATTGCCATTATTTTTCAAATTGGTTTAATAACATCTTTCCAAGAACAACGAAACCTATCCCAAATTTCTCCATATGGATGAAAATT